TCACTCCTCATCCCGCAACTTGGTACAACCAAGGCCGCTACCTCGATGAGCCTGACACTTGGGCAGTGACCGGTTCGCAATCTGGATCCTCACCCAGCACTACCATGTCCGACTGGGAAGCCCAGAAGCAACTGGCACTTGTCGAGGCAGAGATGAAGCAAATCAAAGAGACTCACGCCTACCCCTGTCCCGGTGGTGGATATACTTGGTCAGGCGTTGACAAGAAACACCTAGCTGCCTTCAGGAAGCTCAAGGACAGGCGCAAGGAGCTAAAGCCAATTGCCATGGGACTATGACCCTCGGCGGAAATAAAAAGCCCTTACAACGCAAATATGGGACAACTAAATACTGGATTTCATACGGAAAGGGCATTCTAGCCCAAAACAGGCCATGGCTCTCCGAAGTCAGGTGCGCCTTGATCGGGCTTGGAGAGTCTCTCAGGGACAAGGATCCGGAAGCTATCAGGCTCGCAGAGCAATTAGAGATACACAAACAATACTGTAAAAGATATGACGCCTAAACAGAAAGAAGCTCGGCCCAAGCCGAAGCCCAAGAAACCAAACCAACACCTACCAGCCGAACTGGCCAACCTACCCGGCCCTCCCGATGCTGGTAGAGGAATGAAGGTCGATCCGGTGCTGTACCGGCAATGCCTCCAGATGTTCCGAGACGGTGCCACAATCAGTGCAGTGGCAGAGTTCAGTGGAGTAGGCTTCAACACCCTACAAGGCATCAGAGAGAGGCACCTGAACCTCATCCCAAACCACAAGCAGAGGATGGCCAGAAAGCTCGACTATATCTCCGAGCAATGTGCCGATAGTTTGATGAATGATCTGGAAACTGGGAGTGTTGATCCGAAAACTAAATCGATTGTCATGGGCATAAGTATTGAAAAGTCAGCCCAAATTCGGGGAGAAACACAAACCATTCGCCATGAACACGTTAAGCTATCCCAAGAAAGTGTCGAGGATCTCCTAAACAAGCTGCCAAAGGCCAAGGTTATTGAAGTGTCAGAACACTGAATTGTCTCCTTTAGTATCGGTAAGTGCTTTGTTTACAGTGCTTTACCGGATCACTGTAACACCTCCTTGTAACACTGACGATTTGACCAATTGTACTAACCACTACATCTTGTGGTTGCTTTTTCTCCAGACCACAACATAGAGTGGGGGGGAGGGGGGTCGGTCAGACCGTCGCCGTTCCTTCCTAATATTCATTACCATGCATAGAAAATTTTACAAAAAGGGGCTTTACCGAGCTAGGTGCCTCCCCTCAAGCCCTCTCCCACAGGGGCAGTTTACATGTTTGATGCTAACTTCACACAACACGCTCCCATGAGGCATTTGGCTCGGTTCTTTTGAGTATATGAAAAAATCTGAAGCCAGCAAAAAGAAGACCGAGCTTCGGGGAGAGGCTTTGTATCTGGCCCTTCAGAAGCAGTGGAAGAATGCGCGGACATTGCGCCGGGATTTTAGTGGTGAAGGCAAGACCAGAGTGAAATGAGTATGGAAATTCTACACTTGGCCAACCGGATTGAAAATCTCAAGTCGGAGGCAAAGCTGGGTTTTGGGTACAGGTTTGATGTTAAGCCGCACCGGGATGATCCGGAAAAGTGGCAGCATGTAATGAAGACAGATTATTTTACACGGCAAGGGATAAATGGGCTTCTCAAGGAGATTTGGGAAATCCACAAGGAAGATGCCTATAGGGAGGTTAAAGTGAACAACGACCATCGAGGCAGGAAGATGCTTCCGTTACCTCCCGGCAAACTCATTGGAAAATCTTGTCCTGAATTTTTTTAAAATGAGCGAAGTAGATTTAGCTAACGACTTGGGGGTATGCCGGGAGACGGTGAAAAAAATCCGGAACCGGATCCTCAAACTTGGGGAAGACTACGAGAGGGGTCAGCACAACCGGGTGGTGTACTTACCTTCGGGGATTAAGAAAGTCTCGCAGGAGCTAATTCCGGACGACTACGAGGGTGATGTGAACGAGCCGGTGGTGATTAGTGGCAAGGTGACGAACTGGCGGTTCCGGAACAAGCGGATTGTGGAGGTTGATGGTCGGCATATTGTTAGGGTTAAGAATGCTGATTTGTACATGCCTAATGGCAGGAGCGAGTTGTGTCCGATAAAGTTCAAGGAGAACGCTAACGGATTTATTGTGCATGGCCCTGCGCCTCGAAGGCCGGGATACTGGAAGTGAAAAAGACTTGGTATTTTAGTTTTGATAAAGCTCCAGACTTCATTGTGAAAGTGAACGGTAAGCGGATCGACATGAAGTCGCAGCGGATGCCTACCGAGAGCGAGAGGGATGATTGGGTGGAGGCTACATGGATGAGGGCTTCCCAGCACTTTGGCGAAGATCAGCGTAAGGAGTTTTCTGTTTTGAATACTATTCTTGAGAGGCTCGATTGTAAGGATGTTTGCAGATGAGGATCCAGCCCCCGAAACGCATCAAGATTTTGAACCTGACTTACAAGGTTGAGTTTTGCTCGAAGACAGACCGGGTTGCGGCGGAGGCTGATGGTTGGTGCGATTTCGATAACCAGACGATTGTGGTTTATGGGGGGTTGGCTGACGAGTCGAAGGCGGACACGTTTTTGCATGAGTGCATCCACGCTGTTGGTCATGCGATGGGTGTTGATTGGACGAAAGAGGAGCAGATAAGCAGACGAATCGCAACCGGGCTTTGCACGTTATGGAAGGGCAACCCAAGTGCGTTTCGTTGGTGGAAGAATTTACTATGACGCCTGAAGACATAGCCCATACGTCGGTGAATCGCTTTGTAGACAAAGCGTTCAATAAGTACATGAGTGGTCAGAACGAACACGGAGGATGCCTGATGAGCAAGAGCAAGGCTCTTGGGTTTTTTCTGGATCATGTAGAGGAGGAGATAATCGACATGTGGCACTATGTGCAGGCGTTCCGGATAGCGCAGGCTGACAAGATAGTTGATGAGAAAAACATCGAGGATCTTGAGGCTACAAGGGAAACCGTGGACAGGGGAGGAAAGTTGGATCATGTCGTCTAAAAAGAACAGGGTAAGCAGGGGCAGGCTTGTTAGTGTTAAGAACAAGGCTGGCAAGTTCGGTGCGTCTAGGAATTACGTTTTTACGTTCCTAGAGAACCTTCCTTATTTGTTCACTCAGGCACAGCTTGATGTGGCAAGGGATAGGGCGGAAAAGAATCCGGAGGATCTTTTACCTAGAAAGAAGTTTTTCTTTTTTTGATATGGAAGTTGAACTGGACAACGGCGAGATCCTGATGGCGACGATGCTTGGCCTGTTGAGGAACAGCGTCAACCGAGCTGCCGGGGTTGTGGATCGGAAGAAGGGTGATCTGGATCCTTCGAGGATGGACATTGATGGGATGGCGGCAGAGGTGGCGTTTTGTAAGTTCCAGAATCTGTATCCGGACTTTTCCATAAGCCCCCAGAAGTTGACCTATGACTGCCTGACGAGTGACGGCAACAAGGTTGACATAAAGCAGACTCATTATCCTGACGGCAGGCTGTTGGTGAATCCTGACAAGGTTGAGTCGGAGACGACGCACTACGTTCTGGTCATTGGCCGGGTTCCGAAATTCCGGATGGTTGGGTATGCGGAGAAGGCTGATATTTTTGTTGAGAAGAATCTGGTGGATCTACATGGCCGGGAGGTTTACGCAATCACGCAGGGCAACCTGAAAAAGTTTTGAGCTGGGAGAAGTACGCATACGAGCCGCATCCTGTTTATCGAACGATAACGCAGGAGGATGCAAAGCTGATCCTGAAGGAGAAGGACGGCGAGAAGAAGCTGCGTGAAGCGTTGCAGGCCAGAGGCACCAAGATTGGCCTTGAGCGGAATGACCCATACAACCATGGCTACGAGCCGTTCCACTGGAAGGATGCGGAGGAGCTGGTCGAGAAGAACGATGCCATCCTGATCTCAGGCGGCAACCGTAGTGGCAAGACTGAATTTTGTGCAAAGTTTTGCATCAAGAAATTGTTGGAAAAACCGGACACTCGGATAGTGGCTTTTCATACGACGCACCAGAGTTCGCTACAGACGCAGCAGCCGGTGCTGTACAAGTATCTGCCCAGCGAACTGAAGGGCCGAAAGATCCGCTCGACGATAGCCAACGTAAGCTACACGCAAAAGAATGGCTTCACTGAATCGACGTTCATCATGCCGAACCGGAGCCAGCTTTGGTGTATGCATTACTCACAGGATCCGAGGACGGTCGAGGGTTTGGAGCTGGACTACTGCTGGGCTGACGAGCTGATACCGAAAGCGTTGCTGGACACGATCCGGTTTAGGCTTGTGACGAGATCCGGAAAGCTGCTTTTGTCGTTCACTCCGATTGAGGGCATGACGCCTGTTGTGAAGGATTTTGTTTCAGGCGGAGAGGTGACCGAGTGGGCTGACTCGGAGCTGTTGCCGGGAGTCAACATGGCGGCTGGCCCGAAGGGCAAGATGCCCTACATCATGCGGGGGCATAAAGAGAAGACAGCGGCCATTTGGTTCTTCACCCTGTTCAACCCCTACAACCCTTACAAGGAGCTTGTGAAGCGCATCTCAGGCGCACATTCGAGCGACATAAAGATCCGAGCCTATGGCTGGGCGGACAGTTCTGTTGGCAACGCCTTTCCGCGATTCGGTGATGACCATATAATTAATCATGCAGATATACCAACGGGGGGGCAAAACTTCATGGTTACGGATCCGGCTGGTTCGCGTAACTGGTTTTTCTTATGGGCCAGAGCTGTAGATGGCCGGGTGTATTTCTATCGGGAGTGGCCAGATTATAGTATGGGTGAATGGAGTCTGCCCGGTGCCAAGCTGGACGGCCAACCCGGCCCTGCCCAGAGGGCTGGCGGAGGTGCCAACAGTATAGCTGAATACAAGCGCATCATTCTGGATCTGGAACAGGGGGAGCCGATATTCCAGAGGCTGATAGATCCGCGAGCTGGACGGGCCAAGTCGATGGATGGCCGGGAGATAATGGACGAGCTGAAGCTGGGCGAGGACGGGCTTTGGTTTGATCAGGCTTCGGGTGCCAAGATCGAGGAGGGTGTTACCCTGATAAACGACATGCTGTACTTTGACCAACACAAGCCGATGCTGGACGACAACAAGCCGAGGATGTTTGTCAGTGATGCATGCAAAAATTTAATCTACTCGCTGCGCGAGTGGACGGGAGCAGACAAGGAACACGGAGCGAGCAAGGATCCAATTGATTGTTGTCGCTACGTTATACAAGAAGAGAATCTTTTGGTATCGACCGACATGGTCGGATCAAAGGGAGGCGGAGCATATTAATGGCAACCTTTCCAAAACTATTATCGTTTAAGGATGCGTCAGAGTTTAGCGGCCTGACCATAAAGGAGCTTCAGCATCTTGCAGATGCCGGGAAGCTACGAACCGTTATTCCGGTTCACAGGAAAAGAAAATTTATAAAACAGCAATTAGCTGAATTCATGGAGAAATTGTTATGTCAAAAATAGACGTAAAACAAATCGCGTCGGAATACAGTCGAGCCGGGGGTTTCAACAACACCTACACCACATGGTACAAGGCGGACAGTATTCGGTTTAGTAGATGGAACGGGCAGACTGACGATGGCCGTAAGCACCAGTATCAGCATTCCAACAAGAAAGTTTTCCCTTGGGACGGGGCGGCTGACGTAAGGGTTAGGCTGGCTGACACAATCATCAGTGAGAACGCCGACGTAATGACGACGGCATTCCAGCGCGGAACACTTCGAGCAAGCCCTACAGAGAGCGGTGACGGCTCGCAATCGGCATTGGTGACAACCCTCCTGAAGTACTACAAGGAGAACAAGCTGATGAACGAGATGCGGCATGAGGCACACTTGCTGGCCAACTATGGTCAGCAGTACGGCGTCGGCATTCTTCAGGTCGGTTGGGAGAAGGAGGAAACCAAGGCCAAGAAGCCGGTAACCATGGAGGATGTTGTTGCGTTCTCTCAGGAAGCTGACCCGCAATCCGCCGAGGCTAACCTCCCCCAGATGATCATGGATCCTGATCAGGAGGATGCAGCCGTCGAGGTTGTCGCGGCACTGATGGATGTCAGGCGCAACACTGCCAAGCGAGGCATCAAGGAGTTGCGAAACAACGGCGTCACCGAGATCCCGGTTGCCGAGGTAACCAAGAACACGCCTCAAGTTTCGGCTTTGCGATTGGATGACGACTTCTTTGTACCGCCCGAAACTATAGACCTTCAGGATGCGAGGTTTTGTTTCCGGCGGGTATGGATGACCGAGGTGCAGATGCGTCAGGGTGACTTCGATGAGAAGTGGGTGGAGCGGGTTGTGGCTACCAAGTCGCAACCGGGGATGGTTTATCAGGACACCTACACCCAGTTCACAAACGACACCGGGCAGCAGGAGGGGTTGTATGAAATTGTTTATGCTTATTACCGTGAGCTGGATGAGGATGGTATGCCGGGAATTCACTGTTGTGTTTTCACGCCGCATATCACGGATGCTACGGGCAAAAAGGAGATGCTGGACTACTTGGCGGGATCGTATCCGTTCGTGGCTTACAGACGCGAATCGGTAGCTCGCAAGTTCGTTGACAGTCGAGGAGTTTCGGAAATCTGCATGACATGGCAGGACGAGATCAAGACCCAGCGCGACATGTTGAGTGACCGCGCAAGCCTGATAATAAATCCGCCTATAGTTCATGCGGCTCGATCCGGATCCAACTATGAGTTCAAGCCGGGAACGGCAATTGCGGAGATGAGGCAGGGCGAGGTTCGCTATCTGGATCCTCCACGATCCAACCCGGCGGAGAGCTTGTCGATCATCGAGTATGTCGAGCGTCAGGCGGATGACTACTTTGGCCGGGTAACACCGAACGGGGATCCGACAACGGCGGCTCTCAGGCGTCAGGCCATGGTTGACACTTACATGTCATGCTGGTCGGAAGCGTTCACGATGATATTCAAGTTGATTCAGGAATTCGTCAGTGACGAAGAGCTGGCGCGGATAGCTGGCAAGGAGGTTGCCCTTCCGAAGTCGTCGGCAGAGATTCAGGGCAATTACGATTTCCGGACGGTGTTCGATGTTCGAGAAATGGATCAGGATTATATGTCCGCCAAGTTGCAGGCCATGAGTCAGTTTGTTCTGCCGGAAGACACGGCAGGCGTAATTGATCGAGCTGCCTATACCAAGTTCAAGGCGACACTGATCGACCCGGTACTGGCCGACATGGTTGTGCAGGACAAGACCGGTGCAACGCAACAGGCGTTCGAGAAGGTCAACTCTGACATTGGCTTCATGGCCTTGGGCAACGAACCGCAATATGTTGAGAACGATCCGACTGCCGAGATGAAGATGAAGTTCATGGAACAGATCATTGGAAACAATCCGAAGTATCAGGAAATGATGCAGGAGGGTGGAGACGAAAGGTTTGCGGATCTGGTTCAGAACTACAGCCAGAACTTGCAGCATTCTGTTACGCAAAGGCAGAACGCAGAGGTAGGCCGGGTCGGCGTTCAGCCGGTCGGCGGCGGACGAGAAGGTGGATACTAATTTATGGGCCTGAACGAACAACAACTAACGACTGCAATAAAAAACCTGACAGATGACAAC